CACTGCGACAGAACAACGGGGCGACGTCGTCTTCGGCGCACAACGACAACGGATGACGGAAGCTCGCGCGACCGAACAGAAGGGCGGCGGGAAATTCGGCGCACAAAATCGCGGCATCTCATAACCAGCTTATCTGCAAATGGTGATAAGCTTCCAACGCTCAAATTTGGCCGTGGTCGCGTTTTGATTTCGCCGGAGTGTCAGGACACCGGACGGTGTAAACAAACGCGATATGCGCAATCGTCGCGCGTTTTTTGGGCGGTGTGGTGGCCGATTGTGACCGAATTTCGAGTTTGGACGGTTTGGTCGGAGCTTATCTGCAAATGGTGATAAGCTTCCTATCAGTGGGCGAACGGACGGATTTTTTTGCCAGTCTGCTTGCTGGCCCACTCGCATAGAATGTTCGCGGCGATGCGGGTTCGGTAGCCAGCGCCTTCCTGTTCGCGCTGGATCAGCAATTCCATTACGCGCTGCGGGACGACGGTTTCAATGCGGCAGTCGCCGACCTTCGGTCGTCCGCGTCCGCGCTGTGATTGTGCGGCCATGTCGGTCGGAATATCAGTGAACGAATTGCAGCGCAATACATTTTTTTGCGGCTGTGCTTTGTTGGCGTAATACCAATCGAGCGATCGCTTGCGGACCATTTCTCGATTGCGGCCGTAAGCCATGCCGTCTGAATCCGAGTGCTTCATACGGAATGTTTTATACTTGTTTTTTCCTGCTGGCAAGTCTGCTACAGTCGCCGTTCGGATGCACAATGCCGCCGCCCGAATCAAATGAAGTCCTAGTCCAGACACCACTCGTTACGCCAAAGGACGACACGCCACTGGTGCCGTTCACGTGTCCGTGGGCGCAGGACGGATTGCGGAAGGCAATGGAAGGAATGCAATCGATCACAGCTGGCGGCGTGGAAGGCTACGGCGTCGGCAGTCGCAACGTGAGATTTCGCACAGCCGCTGAACAGGGCAAGTCGGTCGACTACTGGATGAAGATGGTCGAATTTTATTGCGGCACGGACGCTTTGCCCTCTGCATTGACCGGACGCGATACAGCGTGCCGCATCATTCCGCGCGACGTATGACGACCGCGACGCTGACAAACGGAGAAGTGAAACGGTTGCCGCGCGGCGTGCTGCTGGACGCTGACGGCAGACCGATGATCAGCAACAACTTGGCGCAAAGTTTTCTTTTAGGCGGCGGCACTGGCTACGGAAACTACGGCGCGAATACGACCAAAAATTCGCTGGCTGGCTGGCTGTGGCAGGGCGGCGACGCCGACCGAGACATCGGGCGCAACATCGACGTGCTGCGACAACGGTCGCGCGATGCGTTCATGGGCATTCCGCTGGCGGCTGGCGCGGTGGAAACGCTCGACACAAACGTGATCGGGGAAGGTTTATATCCCGCGCCGACAATTGACGGTGAGTCGTTAGGCCTGTCAGACGAACAGACAAGCAAGCTGATAAAAGAGATCACAGAAAAGTTCAGCTGGTGGTCACTCGATCCGAGAGAGTGCGACTGGGAAGCGAAGCACAATTTTTATGTGCAGCAGCACATCGCGTTTCAATCGATGCTGTTGAGCGGCGACTGTCCGTGCTTGTTTCCATTAAAGCCGCGCGACAGAACGATGTTCGATTTGCGCATTCGGATTCTGGAAGCGGATCGCATTCGTAATCCGATGTTCGTGGACGGTCGCACAAACATTTTTAGCGGCGTGGAAATCGACGACAACGGCGAACTGCTGGCATACCATATCGCCGACAGGCATCCGCTGGCGATACAAATGTTCACGATCAAACCGCCGACTGATACGGTGCGCGTCGAGCCGTTCGGCAAAGAGTCTGGACGCAGGAACATGGTTCTGTTAATGCGGCCGGAGCGACCGGAGCAACGGCGCGGCGTGCCGATTTTGTCTGTGTGCTTGGAACTGTTGAAGCAACAGGGACGCTACGTCGACGCGACTGTGCTCGGCGCGGTGATTCAAAGTTACTTCACGGCGTTCATTACCTCCGAGTTTCCTGACCCGACCATTTTCGATTCCCTATTAACTGATGACCAAAAAAAGCAAATAATCGATCTGAATCCTTACAACGTTCAGCTCGGTCCCGGCGTGGTGAACTTTATGCGGCCAGGCCATGCCGTGAATTTCTCAAGCCCGACGCAGCCGCAGGCGACGTTCGGCGATTTCACAATCGCTGTCGCTAAGTTCGTCGGGTCGGCGACTGGGATTCCATACGAAGTTTTGCTGAAACAATTCAACGCCAGCTACAGCGCGAGCCGCGCGGCGTTGTTGGATTTCTGGCGGCGCGTTCGAAAGTTTCGCGCCCTGATGGTCGACGGATTCTGTCAGCCTGCCTACGAGGAATGGATGGCGGACGCGGTTTATCTGAATCGGCTGGACAACTTCAAAGGCGATTTCGAGGATCCGGCTGTGCGGCGTGCGCTGTGTCGCTGCTCGTGGACAGGCAATTCGGCTGGCTCGTTAGACCCACAGAAGGAAGTGGCTGCGGCATACGACAAAACGCGCTACGGATTCTCGACAATTGAACGCGAATCGATGGAACTAAACGGCAGCAATTGGCGCGATAACGTGCGCCAGCTGGCGACCGAGAAACAAGAGTTCGACGACTCTGATCTGGAATTTCCGCCAGACCGGAAAACTGGCGGTGGTGGCGGGTTCGGCGCTGGCAGTCCTCCTCCGGCGCCGAGTCCAACTCGCGGTGCGCCTGCGGCCAGAGTGAAAGCGCCACGACGATTTCGTGCAGTGGAATTGGCAAGCGGAACAAGCGGGACAATCCAACGATGAATACACGAGACTATTACAGATTCACTTGTGAGGCTGGCGACGAGCCAGCGAGCGCGGAACTTTTAATTTACGACGCCATCGGCAACTGGGAGGAAATCGGCGAAGTCTCTGCCAAGGCGTTCGCGCGCGATCTAGGCGCGCTGCCGAAAAGCGTGAAGCGAATCGACCTGCACATAAACAGTCCTGGCGGTTCGCTGTTCGACGCACAGGCAATTTACTCGCGGCTGGCGGATCATCCTTCGCAAAAAATGGTCTACATCGATGGACTGGCTGCGAGCGCGGCGTCCATCGTGGCGATGGTCGGTCACAAGATTTACATCCGCGCCAACGCCACAATTATGATTCATTTGCCGAGCGGCTTTGCGATTGGCAACGCGGACGACATGCGAAAAATGGCCGTCGCTCTGGACACGCTGACCGAAAGCATGCTCAACGTGTATTCCAAACGGAGCGGCCAAGTGCGCGACGTGATTCGCGCCATGCTTGCAGCGGAAACGTGGCTTAGTCCAGAGCAGGCTGTCGCCAACGGATTCGCCGACGAAGTGCGCGGCGTGGTCAAAGCTGCTGCTTCGTTAGGCGATCACAGAGTCAATTTCAACGGTCAGACGTTCGATCTGTCGAGATTTCGAAACATTCCGGCGTTTGCCGAACAACAACAGAGAGGAAACCAACACATGAGTCAGAATCAGAATCCTCCGCCGAGCGCGGAGCAAAATCCAACGCCGACGCCGACTCAACCGACGCCGGAACCAACCACAACACCGACTGCGCCGTCGCCAACTCCGACGCCAACACCGCCGCCGCCGCCTCAGACTGCGGCAGAGAGCGATCTGGATCGAGGCACGCGGATTGAACGCGAGCGGGTGACTGCACTACAGGCGCTCGACCGTCCGGCGACGCATACAATCGTGATGGACGCGATCAAAAATGGAAAGTCTGTCGCGGACATAACGGCAGCGTGCATCGACGCGATGGACAAAGCTGGAAAACAAACCGCGCGTCGAAGTGACGCGTCGGTTCTCAACACGGTGCGCGGCAGTGATGCTGGCGCGGCAGAAGACGAAGACGATTTCGGTGTGCGGCTCACCAAAGCGGTGCAGTCAAAACTTAAACAGCGCGGCCAACGTTCGGCGCTTCACAGTCGTAATTAACGCGGTCAACCAATCGAAAGGAAAACAAAAACTATGTCAATCAATGCAACAACGTTTAATCCGTGGCCGTTGCTCAGTCACGACGACGATCCACACTGGAAAGTAAAACGATATCCGTTTGTAGCAGGCGCGGGTCCGGCGCTGGCTACAATGAAACCCGGCTATCTGATCAAGTTCGATGCGACACTCGCCAACGTGGCTGGTGCTCTGGCGGCAGACGATG